CCCCGACGACAAGGAAACCATGGCGATGTCGAAACAGTTCATCCACGACGTAGGACAGCCGCGGGCCGTGGAGCGCGCGATGATCTCGGTGCACATCGAAGACGGAATGGTGCCGCCCCACGACTGGGACAAGCTCGTGCTGGCAAGCGGCGTGACGCTCATCGACTCCGAGAACATCAAAGAAATCCTCTCAGCGAAGAAGCCGTGAGCACGCCGGCAATCATCGTTTGCACGGTCAATGGCGCGTGCCTAGACGTGATGACCGCGTCGCTCAACGCCTACGTTCCGCGCGACGTAGAGCGGTATGTGCATCACAAAGTCGGCAAGAACTTCGGAGACGCCTACAACTTTGCCGCGCGCGAAGCCTTCAAGCGGCACGACGAGATTCTGGTGTGCAACGATGACATCGTGTTTACCCCGACGACGTGGGCTGTTCTCCTCGCGGACGTGGCGCATCTGCGCAAGGTCGTGCCCGATCTCGGCTACGTCGCGACGCGCTCGGACTACGCGCGCGGCGAGCAGAACGTGCGCAGCGGGCGCGGAAAAATCGACTTCCTGCGCTACCAGTCCGAGCGACATATCGTCGAGACGCCGGTTATCGCGCCGATTTGCGCGTGGATTCACCGCGACGCGTGGGTTGATTTCCCGCCGATAAATTGGTTCTCGGATGACGTGCAATGCGCCGACATGAAGCGGCGGCACTTCATCTCGCGGGCCTACGTGCACCACGTCGGCTCGCAGACCTGCGGGCAAGACGCGCAACGATGCTACGAGGACGCGGAGCCGTGGCTGATCGCGAACCGGCCGGAGCTGCACGCGCGGTTTTATTTTACAGGCGGCGCATAAGTATGGCAGCCGTGCGAGACTTCGACCCGACGCAGATTAACTCCGACTTCTCGGCGATACTTTTGCAGGCGGGCGTCTCGTTCACGTATCAGGGGGTTTCGGTCACCGGCATCTGGTCGTCCTCGCGCGATGCGTTCTCGGAGTTTGAGGACCAGCGCCGCACCGACAGCAAGTTCACGGTGTTTCTTTTGACGTCGAGCGTCAGCGCCACGCCGCAAGTCACCCAGACGCTTTCTCGCTCCAGCATTACCTACTTCATCGAGCGCGTGACCTTGGACGCCGAGGGCGCGGGCTGCGAAATCGAAGTTTGCAAGTCGATATGATCGACATCGAAACCAGTTTCTCGCGGCTGGAATATCAGCTCGCTCGACTCGCCGACGCGGCAAAGGTGGACCTCGGGCTGGTCATCAAAGAGGAAGCGAAATACGCGATTCAGACTATCGTGAAATTCACGCCTCCCAAGAGCAAGCAGCAGGGCGCGAACGCGGTGCGCGCGGATTTCAGCAGGCTCGCGGAACCGTTGGTTTTCGAAGACCTGCAAGCGAAGGCAACCAAGGGCGGATTCTACAAGTCGATGGCGCGATACGTCCGCACCCGAGACGTGGAGAAGCTGCGCGCGCTTTTCCGCAATCCGAATCTGACGTATTATTACGGCAGGCCGTTGCTCGAAAACGAAGACGCGTTGCTTAAATACAAGAAAGACCAGCAGAGACCGTGGCGCAGAATCAAAGGCAAGCCGCGAGCACTCGCGTTTGGTGCGGATTTCCGCAAAGTTAGGTCAATCATGGAGGACCGCGTGGGCTGGACCGTCAGCGGCTGGAACTCATCGGCTAAAGTAACCGGCGCGCGCTACAAGAAATTCAGCGACAAGCTCAAGGCGCAGGCAGGCGGAAACATTCGCTTCGGCTCAGTGCAATCGAGCTTCGGGCCGCAGCCGTTCATCAAGGCCACGGCGCACAACGTGAAGATTCCGAACTATCAGCGGATGATCGACGCGGCCATAAATTCACGCGTCAGAACGACCGCGAAGAAAGTCGCCGCCGTTCTGGCGAATCGCGCCGTCAATCTCGGCTTCACCCGCGTCGGCGGAGCAATGCCAATAAAAACAGCAGCCGCATGAGCACACGCACCAACATCCGCACCGCGACGGCGAACGCTCTCACCGGCGCGCTCGTCGTGCCGACCGCCAACATCCTTCGCGGGCGCAATAACACCATCGCCAGCATCTCGTTTCCCGCCGCCGCCGTTTACGCGGTCAGCGAGCAGATCGAGGTGCGCACGCTCGGGCCGAGTAACCGGACGCAATACCGGCAGCTTCAGCTCATCGTTGATTACTTCACTGCCGAGAGCGGAACCTATTTGATCGACGACCTTTTCGACACCGGAAGCGCCGCGGTCGAGGCCGCGGTTCTCACCGACGTGACGCTCGGGGGCCAGTGTCGCGATCTCCATTTGACGAGCGTGGATTATGTGATCGAGCCAGACGAGGACAGGCGCTTCGGCACGGCTCGGCATACTTTTAACTGCATCTATTTAACCACCGACTAAAATGGCAAACCATCTCGGCCGCGAAGGCCTCGTCAAAGTCTCAAGCACCACCATCGGCGAGCTGCGCAACTACGCACTCAGCCATTCTTCGGACACGGTCGAGGATTCAGTGATCGGCGACACCTACCGCACGCGTCTCGCGACGATGAAAACTTTCAGCGTATCGGGCGATCTCTACTGGGACGAGACCGATGCCGGACAACTTCTGATCACCATCGGAAGCTCGGTCACGCTCAACCTTTACCCAGAGGGCGCGGACACCGGCGACCGGTATTATTCCGGCGCGGCTATCGTGACCAAATTCGACATTTCCGCCAGCTTTGACGGCATCGTCGAGGGCTCCATCGCATTCGAGGGAAATGGCGCGCTGAGCACGTTGACGGCTTAATTTCGCAGTAAAAAACACACACAACACATGGAAGCAATCGACCTCGTAAGAGAACACTTCGCCTCCCTCGGCACGCGCAAAATCGACGTGCCCGAGTGGAAGCTCGTCGTCCACGCATCGCCGGTCACGCTCGGCGAAAAGAACCGGCTCTATCGTCGAAGCAAAGAAAACGACATGGAGCTGCTCGTGGACATCTTGATTATGAAGGCCACGGACGAGCACGGCGCGAAGCTGTTCACCATCGAGCACAAGCCGACGCTCTTGAACAAGGCTGACAGCAACGTCGTCGGACGCATCGCCAACGCCATTCTGGCCGACAACGCGCCGAGGGTTGATGACTTAAAAAACTGATTTACGGCGGGGAGGCCGCCGACTTCCTCGCCGTGTATGCTCTCGCGGACCGTCTCGGCAAATTCGCAAGCGAGGTTCTCGCCATGCCAGCGCAGGAATTGAACGGCTGGCTCGTTTACATCGAACACCAAAACCGGAAATCAAAACATCATGGCTGAAGCTACATTCACATTACGCGCGGTTGATTCGACGAGGGCGGCATTTGCGAGCGTGCAGAATTCCCTGACGAAGATTCATTCGACGGCGAAAGCAGTGAGCACAGGCATTGCTAGTTTCTTTGGACTTCGCGCCCTTCTGTCAGTCGGGAGAAGCGTCAACGCAATGATGGAAGACGTTGAGGCGAATTCGCAAAAGTTTGCGCTTACATCCGATGAATTAAACAAACTGACGCGAGTAACTGGAGCGGTCGATCAAGGAGTAATGTTTTTGAAAAAAGGATTGGTTTTCGCAGCCGATGCAGCTCTCAACCTAAAAGATCAAATTTTCGGAGTCAGCAAAGTTGAGTCCTTCAGCATTGCCGATAAAATAAGGGCTGACAAAGATGTTCCAAAAATTGCGGAAGCAACAAAGCAACTCGAAGAATTAAAAAACACTTTTAATTCGCTTGGACAAACTACCAATGAAAAATTCAAACAGCTTTTTACGGACATTGGAAAAATTCAAGCGAGGCCAAATGATCCGGCAAAAAGTTCCTCACTCAATTCTTTGGAAAAAGAAGTAGAGGTGCAGAAATTAGTTAATGAATGGCGAGTAATTAGTTTTAACTCTTTGGAAAATTACAACAAAGCCGTTGAGGATAGCAATAAAGTACTGGATCAATACAACTTTTCGCTGCTAAACGAAAAACAGCAGCAAGCTCAAGTCAATGCTGAGCTGACACAGCTCCTTGCTCTGCGTCGCGCGGATGAAGCCTTAATAGCAAATAGAGACACATCTAAAAAAATGCTAACAGTGGATGAAGTTGAAGCGATTGAGAGAATGCTTGTTGCTCTTCCAAAAATAAACGAACTCATCGGCAAGCGTAAGGTTTTGGAAACCGATCTCCAAATCATCGCGCGCAAATCTGGCGACATCATCGCAAGCGGATTCGAGGACGCGATTTTCAGCGGGAAAAAGCTCGGCGAGGTCATCCGGTCGCTCGGGATGGATTTGATGCGGATGATCTTTAATCAGACCGTGACCGCTCCGCTGGCAGCAGGAATCAGCGGCGCGATCCTGAAGGGCTTCCGCGCCGAGGGCGGACCCGTCGGCGCAGGCGGTGCCTACATGGTCGGAGAAAAAGGCCCCGAGCTATTCGTACCCAGCTCCTCTGGCAGCATCGTGCCGAACGGCGCAATGGGCAGCAGCGGCGGATCTGCGGGCGGCGTGACCGTGAACTACAACATCGCGGCCGGAGTCAGTCGTTCGGAGCTGGTGCCAATCCTCGAACAAGAGCGGCGGCGCCTCAAGGCCGAGATTCCCGACATGGTGCGACGCGGGGGCGGCTACCGTGCAGCGTTCGCTTAAACGTCATGGCTATCTCCTACCCACTCACGCCGCCCGATCCGTTCTACCTCTCGCGCTTGTCGCTCACGGGCGTCTCGGCGGTGTCGCGCAACACGTCGCCCTTCACTCTGCAAACGCAGCAATACAACCACGCAGGCCAAGCGTGGCTTGGCTCGGTTGATTGTCCACCGATGACTCGCGCGGATGCCGAGACGATGATCGCCTTCTTGCTGTCGGCGCAGCGCGGCACGTTTCTTTTTCAGGACTACGCGAACGCAAATCCACGCGGCGCAATTACTGGCACGCTTACGGTCTCAAGCGCGACGGCGAACAGCACGACGCTGACGATGATCAACACCGGCGGATCGGGCGTGTTTGCGGTCGGCGACTGGCTGCAAATCTCCACCTCGCTTTACAAGGTTATCAAAGCCGATGGCGGCGGATTGATCGTGGATGTCTTTCCGGTGCTGCGCAAAAGTTACGCAGCCACGACGGCAATCGTGAAGACGAACGCAAAAGGCGTTTTCCGTCTTGCGCAGCCGACGACGGAGTGGTCAATCGAACTGGCGAGCGTTTACGGCATCAGCTTTTCAATCGTCGAGGACGTCGAGTCATGAGCATAACCACAGCAGGACGCGGACTCACAAACGATATGGTGACGGAGGTGAGCGCATCGCAGCTCTCGCCGATTCTGCTCGCTTCGCTATCCTTCGCGACGCCGGTGCACATCTGGACCGGCTACGGAACCATTACGGTCGGCAGCACGGCGTATCTTGGAATCGGCACGCTCGGCTCGATCTCGCCGATTGAGGAGACGACGGACCTCGCGGCGCGGGGCATTTCCATGCAGCTCTCTGGCGTTCCCACGGCGATGCTGGCCGTTGCGCTGACCGAAAATTATCAGGGCAGGGAGTGCTCGGTTCTCTTCGGCGCGCTTCAATCCAGCGGCGCACTGGTGTCGTCGCCGGTCACGATCTTCTCGGGGCGGATGGACGTAATGAGCATCAACGACGACGGGCAAAACGCTACGATTGGCATGAGCGCCGAGAACAAGCTGGTGGACTTCCGCCGCCCGCGTGAAGTTCGCTACACCGACCAAGAACAGAAAAACCTTTTCCCTTCCGACAAGGGACTGGAATTCGTCACCGCGATTCAGGAAAAGCAAATCTACTGGGGCAACGCCAAGCTCGTCGCGCCGGTGAATGAAGGCGGCGGCGAGAGCGAGCGCACCGGCTACGAATGAACATGGCCACGCGCTGCAATAACTGGCCGGACCTGCTCACGGCTTACATCGAGCGCAAGCGGCACGAGGCTTTCGCGTGGGGCTCCAACGATTGCTGCCTCTTTGCGGCAGACTGGGTGCAGATCGCAACTGGCCGCGACATCGCCGCGCAATGGCGCGGGCAATACGCAAGCGCGCTATCGGCGCATCGAGCACTCAATCGAGGCGGCGGAATCGAGCGCCTTGTCGATGAAGCGGGAGGGGCGCAGATCGCGACCGCGCTTGCTCGTCGCGGCGATCTCGTGGCGCAGGACGGCGGCGACGGCGTCGCGCTGGGCATCTGCATCGGCAGCGTCGCGGCTTTCCTCGCTCGCGATGGATTGCAATTCGTGACATTCCCGAACGCAAGAGTCTGGAGATTTTAACCATGCCACAAGTCATCGTAAATGCAGCGTATTACCTCTGGCTCGGTGTAAATGCGGTGGCTGGTGCAGGGGCGTTGAGTCAGGCCGCAGCGATTGCCACGGTGCAATTCATCGCCGTTACCGCCGCGTCAATGGCCGCGTCGAAGCTCCTTGCGCCCAAGATGCCGAGCTTTTCCGACTCGTCGCTCTCGGAGCGCGGCCAGATGGTGCGTTCTCCGATTGCGGCGCGGTCAATAATTTACGGTCGCTGCCGCGTCAGCGGGACTATCGTTTACATTTCGACGACGGGCACGAAAAACGAATACCTCCATCTCGTCGTCGCTCTGGCCGGCCACGAGGTCGAGGCAATCGACACGATTTATTTCAACGATGAAGAGGTGCCATTGACAGGGAATCAGCCGACCGGATTTTACTCGGGCGTGGCGCTCATCAATAAAAAGCGCGGAGTGCCGAATGACACAGCGGACGCGGATTTGATCGCCGCTACCGTCAATCTCACAGACGGCAAGTGGACATCAGATCACAAGCTGTCTGGCATCGCCTACCTCTACGTTCGCCTGACGTGGGACGCCGAGAAATACCCGAGCGGAATCCCGAACATCAGCGCCGTCGTGCGCGGTAGAAAGGTCTTCGACCCGCGCACGAGCACCACCGCCTATTCAGCCAACGCCGCGCTCTGCTTGCGCGATTACCTCACGAACTCGCTCGGCATGGGGATGACGACTGCGGAGATGGACGACACCGCGTTTGGCGTCGCGGCAAACATATGCGATGAGAACGTCGAGATTAAGCCGGTGACGGTGCCAGCAACCGAGGAAAACCGATACGAGGCAAACGGCGTCGTCTCGACCAGCGCATCGCCCGACGAGAACATTGGCAAGTTGCTTTCTGCGATGGGCGGACTGATCGCCTACACCGGCGGCAAGATCGCGCCTTACGCTGCGGCCTACCGAATCCCGACCGTGACGTTCAGCGAGAAGCATTTTGTGGGGCCGATCAGCGTGCAGACGCGCACCAGCGCGCGAGACCGCGTGAACTCGGTGAAGGGCGTTTACCTCAGCGAAATCAACAACTGGCAGGTGACGGACTTCCCGACGATCACGGATGCCGCCTACGTTTCCGACGACAACGGGAGCGTTTTTTTCCGCGACGTGGTTCTGCCGTTCACGACTTCCTCGTCGTGCGCACAGCGCCTCGCGGTCATCGAGCTTCGCCGAGCTCGCGAGGAAATCACGATGTCGGCGCGCTTCCGACTAGAGGCGATGCAAGTGCGCGCAGGCGACACAGTGATGATCACCAACTCAAAGCTCGGATTTTCCTCAAAGGTCTTCGAGGTCATGGAGTGGAACTTTGCGAGCGGCGGAAATCCTCCCGAGGTCTTCGTGGACATGACGCTGCGAGAAACCGACTCGTCGGTCTATTCGTGGAACGTCACGGATGAAATCTACACGGCAGGCGCGCTCAACACGACGCTGCCGGACCCGTTCACAATCAGCGCGCCGAGCGGCCTCACGCTGACGGCTAACGGCACCACGCAGCTCATCCAAGCCGACGGCACGGCGCTGCCTCGCATCCTTGTGGCGTGGACCGCGCCCGCCGAGGCGTTCATTCAATCTGGCGGCGTAGTGGGCATTGAATACAAGGAGAGCACGTCAGCCACGTATCTCACATGGAGCCGCGTCGGAGGAGACCAGACGCGCGACTACATTTCGAGCGACGTGAAGATCGGTCTGACCTACGACGTGCGAATTTACGGCGAGTCTTATTTCGGCGTCTCTACGAGTTACCTCACGGCGCAAACAGGCGTCGCTAAAGACACCACCGCGCCCGTCACGCCCACCGGCCTCACCGCCGTAGTCGGCACGGGCCGCGCCGTCTCGCTCGACTGGAACGACAACACCGAGCCCGACTTTTCGGAATACGGCATTTACCGAAAAACGACCGCAGTCACGCCAGCGAACGCCAACACAGACAAGATCGCCGAGGTGCGAGCATCGCGGTTCGTGGACACGGAGGTGACAATCGGGACGACGTATTATTATTGGCTCAACGCTTACGACACAGTTGAGAACGTGTCGGGCTTTACCAACTACGTGCAGGCCACTCCATCGGTCATCACCGCTGGGCCTATCGACCCAACCGCGCCAAGCACGCCAAACGCGCCGACGCTCATCAGCACGACGGTCTATCTGTCGAGCGACGGCGGTTCGTTTGCGCGCGTCTCACTAACCGCTCCACCGCTTCCATCTGGTGCGGTCGCTCTCGATGTGCTTTACCGGCGCACGGGCGCGAGCGATTACATCGTCGCGAATCAAATCGCGTCATCGGTTTCCTACGCAGTCTCAATCGACGATCTTTCGGTTGGCGTGCCCTATGAGTTCGCCGCGCGCGGGATTTCATTCTCGGGTGCGATCTCGGCGCTATCGACCGCGCTGAGTCAGAGCGCGCCGAGCAACACGACGCCACCGGCTGCACCGAGTGCTCTCACGTATGTCGCAGGAAATGATGCCGCGTTTTTGAGACCGCCTGAAACAAGCGCGGGAGACGTGACCTTCTCGGTGCGGGTAAACTGGACTGCATCCACAACGAAAAGCGTCGTCGGATACGAGATAGTTGCCACCAATACTGATTCGGATGCAGCAGCAGACGCGGCGTTTGCAGCTGGGGTTTATTTCTCGTCACCAATAGCGGAGGAAATCATTTCCAGAGTGGTCCCTGCAACTGCCTACGTTCGCGTTCGCGCGGTCGATCGTAGCGGAACGAGAAGCGCGTGGTTCGGGGATAACGTGAATCTTAATTCTCCGACTACATATTGGGGCGTAGCGGCTGGTACAATGATGAATCAGGAGGCGAACGCCGTCGCAATCACCGGCGGCTCGGCAACTCTAACATCGGTAACGGCATCAACCGCTCGCGCCGCCTCCCTTATCGTCGCTCCCGCAGCCGCAACAAATCCACGCGCGCAGCTCGCGCTTTACGCGGGAAGCGACGTATTCAACTTCACGGTGTCGTCAGGGAACTTTGATCTCGACGTGGACATCACCAATCGCGGATTCACGGCCAAACCAGACTGGGGACTTATCCAGATTTATGACACGAACTACCTCGGCGTTTATGATTTCGACGCTGGCTCGAGTTCGACCAACGCGCGCTTCGTGATCTACTCGCGCGACGGCGGAACTCGCACCACAGGCAATCGCCGCTACCATTTCATCCTCGGAAAATACACCTGACGCGCTCGACGTATGAGCAAAGCGGATACAAGTTGGGGCCGCGCAATTACACGCTTGCCAACGCTGCCGACTTTGCTCTCCTCGCCTCACCATGCGGCGGTGAGGGCTGAGGCTAACCGCAAGCCCGCGAGCGGATTTACCGCTGCGCGGGCTTTCTTTCGCCTAGATTCCGCATTCGTCGCCAACATTTGATTCGTTTTAACTGACGCAACTGCAACGGCTTATGGAAGCAGCAGGACAAAATACGCATTTGAGCTTTACGCAGGCGGGGCGATCGGATTGAGTGTGCACGTCGGAGGGAATTAACCCCGAGGCTCGCAACACAACAAAATGAACATCCTGAACGTCGTCACATACTCAGCTCGCTCCATCGACGGGAAGAGCTACGAAGCAACTTACAATTTCAACCGTTCGAAAAAGCTCACTGTGATCGGCGCGCAGCGAGTTTTGCGGAAAAACTTTCGCGCAGCAAAGCAAGCGCACGGAAATCTGATCGTGACTCGCGTTGAAACCTTCGTCGATGCCCGCTAACATGAGCCCTACCACCGCCCTAACCCGCGCTCTGGTTCTCGCACTGACCGCGCCCGACCAAGCACGCGCCGATCGCGCAATCGCCCTCGCCGAGTCTATCGGCGCGGGCTGCACGGCGAAGCAGGTCGCGCAAGCGAAACGCAACGCCTCAAAGATCGCACGCGCATGAAACCTTGGAGCATCAATTCAGTCTTCGCGCTCATCGAGGCGACCGATCTCTATTTCATCGAGAGCCACAACAAATGGTTCCCTGTTCCGAGGCATTGGGTCGGCGACTTTGTTATCTCGCACACCTACGCGATCAAGTCGCGCGACTCAAAATGAAATCCACGCTCCTCCTCCTCGCGCTCGCGGTCACGGCGCACGCCGCGCCACCACCCAGCTTTTTCCGCGCTCTGCACATCGTTGAGACCTCGGGCCGCACGGGGCCAATCCTCGGCGACGGTGGCAAGGCGCTCGGGCCGCTCCAAATCCATCGAGCCTACCATACCGACGCACGCATTGGCGGCGACTATTCGCGGTGCGCGGATCTCGACTACTCCAAGCGGGTCGCGACCGCATACCTTCAACGCTACGCTCCCGCAGCGTGGGCGGCGGGGGACGTGACTACGCTGGCAAGGATTCACAATGGTGGACCAAAAGGCGCGAGCAAGCCTGCGACGGTGGCCTACGGCGACAAGGTCGCGCGGCTCGCAAAATGAAAACCCTCAATGACATTAAACGTGCGGTCGCGAAAGCGAACGCAACCGTCGAGGAAGATTGCGGCTATCGCGACATGAGAGTCATCCAGCTCGTTGCTCCCGTTGGTAAACTCTGGGCGGGCACGGACTGTCAATGCGAGCCGGTGCAGTGGGCGTGCGGCGCATCTAGTCACGCGGTGCAACACAACGAGCAGGCGTTCGCGGACATCCTCGACACGTTGTCTCACGGACTGCGCGAGATGACGCTAGAGGAAGCGGCGGACTACGCCGAGGATTACACCACCAAATAACTTTCGGAGCCACCCGATTGCCAAGGCCAACGAGCCCGACCGTGGGCGTGCGAAAATACGCGGTCACAACTCAGCGACAAAAACACAAAACAACACGACAATGAACCAAGACAATTACGACACGGAAAACGAAATGCTCTGGGCCGCGCAAGACCTGCGGACCATGACAAGCTGCAAGGCCGAGATTGCGATCTCGCGGCGGGTGACAATCAAAACAGGCGCGATCAAAGAAGGCTGGGACTACCAGATCACATTCGGCGACATCCTCAACCGAGGGGCGTGGCGCTGGGAGTGCGCGCAATCGGACACACTGGAAGGAGCGATGGACATCACCCGCGCCCAGATCACCGCACAAGGCGACGAGAAGGCTCGCGAGTTACTGCAACTTCGAGACGCCGCCGCAAAGCTCGGGCTCAAGCTCGTGGAGGTCACGGCATGAACCTCGAACTCATCCACGCAGAACTGGTCCGCATCCGCGAAGCTCTCGAAGCGCGACCATACGCCGCAGGCGCGCCGGCTGCAAAGCCTGCACCGACCAGCACGAAGACCGACGAGGTGCCGCTGCCGACCGAGGTCATCGCAAACGCGGGCGAGGTGCAGGTGCACTTCGGCAAGAACAAGGGCGTGGCGCTCTCGTCGCTGGGTGAACGCTCCGTGGGGTGGTATGCGCAGGAGCCAGAGCCGCGCATCGGGAACAACGGCAAACCCTTCCCGCCGCGACCCGAGGACGTGCTGCTTAGAAACGCAGCGCGGACGATCATCCACCAAAAGCGCGGGACTCTACCGAGTGCCGCAGTTCCTACCGCTCCCGCAGCGACCTCTGTGAACGAGGAGCACGTCCCGTTCTAAAAGCAAAAGCCCGTCGCGGAAACACAACCGCGACGGGCCAACAAAACAACACAACAACATCAGCCGATTCGTAAAAAATGAGCACAGAAAACACACAGTCAGCCACATCAACTGCCGTGGTCGAGACGCCAAAGAGCGTGACGACTCCAGCCCAAAAGCCTCTCATAAACTACGGCGCGCAGGGCGTGAAGCTCGCGAGCCTCGAAGATGCCTTCCGCTTCGCCAACGCAATCGTCGCCTCAGGCTTCGCGCCGCGCGGCATGGAAAAGCCCGAGGCCGTGCTGGTCGCAATCCAGCTCGGCGCGGAACTCGGGCTCACGCCGATGGCCGCGCTTCAGAACACAGCCGTGATTAACGGCCGACCCGCGATCTACGGAGACGCGGCGCTCGCCTTGGTGCGCGCCTCGGGCTTGCTCGAATCATTCAACGAGGAAGAAGTCGGCGAGGCCGGCAAAGATTCGTTTGGTATCAAAGTAACCGCTACACGCCGCGATGGCTCGAAGGGCTCCGAGACGTTCACCATCGGTGACGCCAAGGCCGCGAAGCTCTGGGGCAAGAGCGGACCGTGGACGGACTACCCGCGACGGATGCTGAAATTCAGAGCGCGAGGCTTCGTGCTTCGCGACGTATTCGGCGACGTGCTGAAGGGACTGCGCACCGCCGAGGAGGTGCGCGACTATCCCGAGGAGCGCAACATCACTCCGCTATCCGAGAAGGTTTCAGGCGGGCTCACGATGTCGATCACGCAAGGGGGTGGCGCATGAACACCGGAGAAATCAAAAACCAAGCAGTCATCAACAACGCAACCGAGCAATTTCGGTCGCTGCTCGAAACGCATTTCGTGGCCATCGCCCGCGCTGCCGAGGAGTCGTTCGTCGATGACGAAAACCAAACCGAGCCCAAAGCGAAGGCATCGTTTGCGCTTGAGTGGGACGCGCTCTCACTCGCGCCGAAGGTGGTCGTGAAGATCGGCTGGAGCGTGCGATACAAGGACGAGACGGAGTCGATGGTGGACCCGTTGCAGTCGAAGCTGGGACTGGTGGAGGATGCGAAATGAACATCGAAACCAGCGAGCAGTATCACGCGAACGAAGCGATCTCGCACTCCAAGCTGGAGCTTTTCCGCCGCCGCCCAATCAGCTACTACCGCCGGTTCATCGCAAAGACGGTGGCGCGACCGGAGCCCACCGAAGCGTTTCGCCTCGGCTCGGCGGCTCACTGCGCGGTGCTGGAGCCAGCGACGTTCTGGGACCGCTACGCGCTGCGACCGGAGGGCATCGACCGGCGCACGAAGGACGGCAAGATTGCGTTCGCGGAGTTTGAGTCGGCGAACGTGGGCAAGACCGTCATCACGCAGGACGAGGCGGGGTCAGTGCAGGAGATGACGGCAGCGGTTTTGCTCCACCCGCTCGCGTCGCAGCTCCTTGCCGCAGGTAAGCCTGAAATCAGCTGGCGCGTCTCGCCGGCGAACTCGCTCGCGCTGCAATGCCGCACCGATTGGTTTAATCCTGCGGGCCGCGAGTTGACCGGCAGGCGCCCCTACGTCGCGGACCTCAAAACGGTGGAGTCGCTGGATGCAGATGCATTTCGCAACTTCGAGCGCGCGTGCTTCAATTTCGGCTACCACCGGCAAGCGGGTTTCTACCTGCCGCTCATCACGGAAATCCTCGGGTCGCCGGTGTTTGATTTTTATTTCATCGTGGTGGAGAAGGCGGAGCCCTACGGCGTGGCGGTTTATCGCCTGAGCGACGCAGCCACGGCGCGTGGGCACGACGAGACAATCACAGACTTGATTCGGTTGCAGGCGTGCATTAAGGACCAGCAATGGCCCAACCTCCCGAACGACCTCCGAGAAATCGGACTGCCAAAATGGTATGGAGGCGGCGAATGAACTGGGCAACCGACACAGTTATCTTCGTGCTCGTGCTGATTCTGCTCTTCGTGACGTGGCCGATTCTTTTTGACCGAAAGGACGACGATGATCTCTGACGCACTAATAGTCGCCGCGATCTTCGCGAGCGGCGGGCTCATCGGCTACATCATCGGCGCAGCGCGAGGCCGCAAGCGCGGGCGCGACGAGCAATGGGTAGAGAGCTTCCTTGCCTACGAAAAGCGCGAGAAGGAACGACGGGAAGCAGACGGACGATTTAAATCAAAAACCAAATGAACAAACGAAAATCAGACGAGGCGAAGCGCATCCAGTGCGACGCTATGCTCGCGCAATTCATGGCCGTTAAAACGATCGCGCAGGCCCTTAGAATGAGCCGTGGCACCGTGAGCGAAAGGGCGAAGCGCGCGGGGATGACGAGGCACTACATCACGGAGGCCGAGGCGCGGCTGCTGTTTAAAAATCGGATTGGAGGCGTCGCAAAATGAGCACGCTCGCATTTACAGTCACCGGCGAGCCGAAGGGCCAGCCGAGGCCGCGAGCGTTCGCGCGGAAGATGGGCAACGTTCACGTTGCGAGGTTTTACGATTCGGACGTGGCGGACGCGTGGAAGCAGGCGGTGATGCTTGCGATCATCAAGGCCGCGAACGCGCACAAGTGGATGCTGACGCTAAGGCCGGTTGCGGTGGAACTACGGTTCGCAATGCCTCGCCCCAAATCGCACTGGGGGGCGAAGGGGCTGAAGCCGAGCGCACCGGAGTATCACACGCAAAAACCGGACATCGACAATTTGGAAAAATTGCTCGGGGACCAGATAACACGAAGCGGGCGCATCTGGCGCGATGACTCACAGGTCGTCTCGATGCGGTCGGATAAGTTTTGGGCCGAGGGCTCCGAGCAAGGGTGCTCGGTTTCGATCTCGACGCTCGGGATTTGAGTTTACATCGGGGGCGGAAGCTGAGAGAACTTAAACAAGGCTGTGAAAGGCCGAATTAGACATGACTGTTCAATCAATAATTTCCCGACTAGTTTTCGCGAGGCGTGTCATGCGCCAACTTTCACCGCGAAGGCTGGTCGGGCTTTTTGTTTTATGAATACCAAACAGACGAGTTATTCGGAGAAGTTACGCGACCCTCGCTGGCAGAAGAAGCGGCTTTGCGTGATGCAGCGCGATGGGTTCGCTTGCCGCGACTGCGGCGATGAAAAGAGCACGTTGCAGGTGCATCACTGCCATTACGAGAAAGGCGGGCCGTGGATGACTCGGGACATATTTCTTCTTACGCTTTGCTCTCCGTGTCACGAAAGGCGCGGACAAGTTGAGCAGTTCGCGAAAGAAGCATTTCACGCCACAATGGCTCATCTACCGATTGACGCTATCGACTTAAAATTCAAGCAAGACGGATATGATTCATTCATCTCTTGGGGATTGTCCGCGGTTGAGTTAATGAAGAAAACCAATGGGCGTTTATGTGAAAAAAAATTGATTGAATGGCGCTCTCGTCGTAACGCTGCAAACGCTCATGCACGAAAGGACGCCAAATGAGTAAGCGATTCACCGAGACAGAGAAGTGGCGCGACTCATGGTTTTGCGATCTCTCAACCAACGAGAAGCTCGGCTACATTTACATTCTCGACAACTGCGATTCGACAGGCGTTTGGGATGCCAACACAAAGCTCGCCGAGTTTTCGATTGGCGCAAAGCTCAAGTGGAACGATCTCGCTGAAAAGATGGGGCATCGCGTGTTCAAACTGAAGGACGGGAAGTGGCTAGTTACTCGATTCATCGGCTTTCAATACGGGAAGCTGACTCCCGATTGCCGGCCGCATTTGCCTATCCTGCGTTTGGTCGAAAAGCACAAGGCATCGGGTTTTCCGTCTGATCTCCAATCCTTGATTAATACCCTATCAAATAGGGTATCCAATAGGGTATCGGATACTGCACAAGACAAGGAACAAGACAAAGACCAAGAACAAGAAAAGGACCAAGAACAAGAGCTTGAGCTTGAGGCCGAAAAACGCGCTGCAAGTGATTCGAGCGCGATTACACCTGAGCAGATTTATTCGGCATATCCACGCAGGACTAAGCGACCCGACGCGCTGCGGGCAATCGAGAAGGCTTTACTCAATTCAGACATGACCGCTGAAGTCCTTCTGGGAATCACTCAAGCATACGCGAAGGCAACGGACCAATGGCCAAGCGATCAGCGCAAATTCATTCCCTATCCGGCGTCGTGGTTCAATGGCGAACGATACCGAGACGACCCGAAGGAGTGGCAAGAGAACGCAATTCCCGACTCCGAAAAATCCGAATACAACAAAGACAACGCTTGGTGATTTGAACCGCAACAACACAACCCAATGAACACACCCACACCCACACCGCGCACCGACGCCGCATGGTCCAGATCGTTTAACGGCGAACAAATGAGCGCAGGACAAACCGCGAGAGCGTTGCGCGAATGCTCACAAAAACTCGAAACCGAACTCACCGCGCTCACCGCCGAGCGCGACCAGCTCAAACAACACGCTTGCGCTGACTTTGAAATGTTTCACGAGATTCGTTTAAAGCTCACGGCAGCGGGCGGGGACCCCTACAGGCTTCACGATGAGGCACTCGACTGTTTAATCTCCGAGCGCGACCAGCTTCGCGCCGACTGCGAGAACGAGACGAAATGGGCCGCGCACTACCTAGCGCAGTCTATCGCGGACAAAGCTCGCGCCGAACGCGCCGAGGCTGAACTCACCGACTGGTCCGTGCTCAAAGGCTGGGGCGGCACGCCTGCAATCGTTCACAAGTTTATCAAGGGCCAGCAGCACCGGATTCACTACTGCCAAAACATCGAGGACGAACTCGCCGCCGAGCGGGCGCGGCTGGATTCCGGCACGATTCTGCTCATCGTCGCAGGCGAGCGGGTGTGGCATTGCGGCGTTGATCTCCGTGCAGCCATCGACGCAGGGATGCAGGAGGACGCGCAATGACCGCCTCCCGCACCAAATACTGGCGCGAATACAACCGGAGAAACGCCGCGAAAAAGCGCGAGCAGCACGCGGCATTTCGCGAGCGCAACAAGGCTAAGATCGCAGAGGGAAAGCGCGCGGCTCGGGCTGCGGGGAAGTTCGCGCCGCGCAAGGTGAGCGCGATTGGGGCGGTGAAGCCAACGGTCGCGAAGCCGAGCACAGACGAGGGCAAGGCCGAGGCGATGCTTACGCTGCGGGAAAAGTTCGCGGCGTTTCGGGCAAAGCGGGCGGAGGGGCGGGAATGAGCACGCAACCGATGGCCAGCCTGCTCGCAGGCGTCGTTCCTGAGGGATTCTCGGGCACTCCGTTCGATGGTGAGGCTGCAAGCGCGCATTTCCTCGCCGAGGCCCGCAAAAGGGACGCAATCGCCCGTTTTGATTCCGCCGTGCCGCCGACGATGCGAGAATCGGACTGGGGGCACGCGGGGATGCTTGCGAACCGCGCCCAGATTGAGCGCGTGCTGGCGCATCAAGTCGGGGCTAAGGGGCTCCTGCTGAGCGGAAGGACCGGACGCGGCAAGACGCGCTCGATGTGGGCGCTTATGCGCAGGCTGGCGCACGAGGAGGCGAGGGACATCCGCTATTTTCACGCGGGCGATTGGTTCGCGACGTTGCAGGGATGCCTCAACTACGGACGCGACGATGCGCGGGGATGGGTGGATGCGGTCGCGCGCCGGCCGATCGTGTTTATCGACGATCTCGGGCAGGAGGCGATTCAGACCGCGCGCAGCGAGTGGGCGATGTCGTGGTTCATGCGCTTCCTCGACATCCGTGTCAGCGAGCGGCTGCCGCTCTACGTCACAACCAATCTCGACGCGCAGGGGATCGCCGAGCGCGGGGCTTCGAGCGTGCGGGGCGACCCGATGGTGCGGCGGCTCATCGAGATTTGCGAGCCGATCAAATTCGTTTGAGCCGAGTTACGCGTGCGCCCGAATCGAGGCTTGACACGCAACGCACACGGGCCGAAACCCCACGCGTGCGCGGCACAGACAACAAACCCAAAAGCATCAGCGGTCACGCGTGGGCGAAACACAAGCGGCTCAACGCACAGCTCACGCGCGGAGGCCGAAAGCGGAAACACACAACATGGACACGAACAACGACAACGAGCGGCGAGAGCTAGAAGCTTTGCGCTTTTCCTCGCGGGCGGCGCGGGCGATCACGACGCTTGAGGTGCAACGCAAGGCGATCGGGCGCGAATACGGCGAACGCATTAAGAAGATCAAGGCGCTCATCCTCATCCTGCAACAGCGCGAGAGCCTCGGGCAGATGGGCATCGAGGGCATCGACGCGGTCGAGATTACGCCGGAGCTGCGCAAGCTGATTTACAATCCGGTCGGTGATCTGTCGTGAACTCGATCACGGCTGCCGACTGGGTGACGAACTGCGTCGCGACCTACGACGCGGCGCGCGGCACTGCACAGTTGTCCTGCGAAATCATGGAGCGATTGGTGGAGATGCACGAGATGCGGCACACGAGCGCGGCGGACCTTTGCCGGCGACTCGGGACGCTGGCGGATCTCTCGCCGTCGATGTTCTTGACCACGGTGCGGCTGGGGTCGGGGGACGTGCACGCGGTAAGGCAGTCGTTTGCGGAGATGGCCGAGCAGACCGGAAGAACGCGACAGGCGCTGCACTACGAGTGGGCGCACGAGGTGGCCAAAGTCAGGATGGTTTTCCCCGAGCTTGCGCAGCTCATGGCGGATTACAGGCAATCGACGGACGAGCCTGAGCGGGGGGACGAAGCGTGAAGAAGCCGGTTGCAACGCTCGACTGGCTCTTGTCTCGCCCTTGCAAGGCAGGCAAGCGCGCTGCGCAGGCCGTGAAGGTGTTCAGTATGCCGAGCATAGGCGACAACGAGCTTCGAGTGATTTATCTCAAGCGGATGGGTTATGGGTTTAAGGCAATAGGGAAGCGGATTGGGATTCACCCTCAAACGACTAGGGACTGGCTAATCCGAGCGGGATTCACCTGCAACGCGGGAACAAAGTCGCCAGCGTTTCAAGGGTGTGACCGCCGCCGTCTATGGGGAGGCTACGTTGACGCCGAGATCGTGGAGCAAGAGAAGAACGAAAGGAGATGCGATGCATGGATGCTTGAGGCATATTCAAAGAATAAGCTAATTCGAACGATGAGTCTCGACAAACCTTGGGGGGCGAGAAACCCCAAAGAAGCAGCTAAGATGCGGAAGCGATATCACTCATCGAAGCATGACCCTTTGTTTATGTTAGTGCGTAGTGTCAGGACAAGGGTGGGAAATACGATTAGGCGGCAAGGTTTGATAAAGGATCGCGGCACGCTCGCGCTTTTAGGTTGTTCATGGGATGAATACATGACGCACATATTCAATCAATTCACCCTTGGCATGACTTGGGAGAACTTTGGGGCATGGCACATCGACCACATTGTGCCGATCAACACGTTTGACCTATCATGCCCAATCCAGAGATCGCAGGCATTTCATTGGAGCAACACGCGGCCATTGTGGGCTAGCGAGAATTTGGCGCGTCCGAAAGACGGAAGTGATTTGACTAGGAAGCAGCGAGGTAAGGCTTTACGCCACCGCTCCCCCATGCCGGTAGCATGAAGGCTGCCAGCGACAATGCACGACGCGGGTTAAGTGACC